TCAAATTGTGGACAAGGGATTAAGCGTGAGTGCTTCATTGAGGTAGTCAGGGGAAAGGTGCGCATAACGCATAGTTTGAAGCACGGTACCATGGCCTAAGATTTTTTGCAGAGTGAGAATATTACCGCCATTCATCATAAAGTGACTAGCAAAAGTATGGCGTAAAACATGTGCTCCCTGCCCTTTTGGTAAATCAAAGTTTTGCTCTCTAAGCATAGAATAAAATGCGCCATAGCAATCTTTAAATAAGCGCCCACTCTTGCCCGTATAAATTTCTTGATATAACTCAGGGCTGATCGGTATCGAACGATTCTTACCATTTTTAGTATCGTGAAAAGTCACGGTACCATTTACGATATCAGAACCTCGCAAGTTTTGCGCTTCTCCCCAACGAGCCCCTGTAGACAAGCAGACTTTAGCGACTTTAAGGTGGTCACCACGCAGAACCGAAAGTAAGTGCCTAATTTCATCTTTACTTAGAAACCCCATTTCCGTCGGCTGCTCTTTTAATTTAGCAATACCTTTTAATGGATGTTCAGCGTGAAATTCATCGACTTTAATTAAAGCAGTAAACACACTACTCAAGCGATTAGAGTTACGATTGATTGTGCTGGGCTTGTTGCCTTTAGCGAGTGCGGATGCGCGATACTCTGAAAAACGTTTAGCGGTGATCTGATATGCCTTTGGGTAGCCCATTTCCTTGTTCATCAATTCAAGGATAACTTTGTCCCTGGTCCCACGTTTCAAATATTGCCCGTGGTGAAAAAACCACAGTTCAATAAGCTCAGTTAAAGAGCGTTTATCCTGCGGTTTCTCTAACCATTCTTTGTTGTTACGGGTAGCCAGTAAGTGACGTTCGTACTGTTGAGCTTCTGCTTTAGTGGCGAATTTTTTACGATAACGCTTACCATCACGGCCTTGTGGACGGCAATCGACTTCGTAGCCGTTTTTAATTGATTTAATGCTCATATATAAAAGTAGTCTATCAACCTACCCAACCTTTCTGAATTGCAAATAATTTTGCTTTCTTCTGAAGATTGATAAACATCTCAGCAATAATATCAATAAAACCATCTTCAACTAATTCTTCCAATTGAAATTCTATTAGTATCTTTGACGCACCCATATGGCTGCATAATGTATCAATAGTCAAGCCTGTATAGTTCTTCTCATAAAACCAAATAATGGTAAATAACACTTTTTCTTTAAAGTCATTATTTTTTTCAGCTAATTTGTTTTCCACAGGTAAAAAAGGATTACTACCTAGATCCGGCTTTTTAAATAATGGTTCACCATGAATTGCTCGAATAAGATCATCAATTACAGCTTCATATTCATCATCATTTGAAAAGTCGATATAAAGCTTAGACTTTAGAAAAGTAGGCACATCTGAAGAACCTTTTTGCCTAATAATAGGAATAACTTTATTGTTATCAATATTAGTCATTAAACTTGATGTTACTATCATTTTTTCATATCCAACGCCTCCAGATCCTTTATTAGCTTTAGCTACATAATTATCAGTACAAACCATAATTATTCGATCTGATCTGTTTAGCGATGTTTCCATAAAATGTGGTAAATCATCGCCAGGTTCTAGGCTCCATGCGTCAATAATTGTATCAATACCGGAGTGCATTAACCTTATAGCTAAATTTAATGACCACTGTTTGTGTTCAACACTATCATGAGAGTATGAAATAAAAACTGTTGGTGTACTGCTCATATTTAACCTTATATAAAAAAACCACAAACGTGGGCATAAAAATCACAAAACCGCTTTCATCACTGTTGTGACCACTTTACCTTCAATCGCAAACTCTTCTAGTTGCTGCTTGGTCAAAGTAAACGGGTCATATTCTTCTGTGTTATCTGAAACCACGTCATAGCTTTCAGCAAGGATGTTGTACTTTAGGCGCTTGATAAAAACATGCTTACCAATTCGAACCACATACACACCATTCTTTACTGGGTGATCCAGTTCGCGGATATCAACTAAGACTTCATCACCATCACTCAAGGTATCTTCCATCGAATCACCTTGGCACGTGATAATCCGGCCTGTTTTCGTGCATAACCCAAAACGTCTAAGCATGTCGCTAGGTAAATAAGTCGTACGAATTTGATATTCAGTGTCTACCAAAGAACCAAAACCACAAGCGGCATAAACGTTGTAAACAGGGATCGGCTCCACTTCAAGGCTAGTCAATTCTCTCATCTCGCCAGCATTACTGTGAAGAGGTGTAATTTCAGCTTCTTGCCCGTACTTGGCTTGTAACTGCTCAATTACATCATTGCTAAAGTTGGAAATGTGATATTCCAAAGCAGTACCTTTTCCACTTGCCTTACGACTTTTCCAATCATTCCTTTTTGCTTTCTGGCTAAGCCCTTGAGGTGAGCTAGGCAGCCCATCTATCTCCATTAACTCAGAACTTAGAAACCATTCGCGCATAAAAACTCCAAAAATAAATTGACATGTTTAAATTAAAATCCTAAGATTCCAAGAATAAACACAACGCAAGTTAACGCATTTAACCGCATTTATTTAATTGATTGAGGATACTACAAATGGCTGTTCCTAATGAAGAAAAAAATCAACAAGCCGTAACAGTTGTGATCCAACCAGATTTATTGCCACTCACGCTTGATGCCTATGCAAGAAAAACAAATCAAACATTGAGAGCAGTTCGTGACCAAGCCCAACGTGGACTAATCCCAACCATTCAACGCGCAAAAGGCACAACCATTTACGTGAACCAAGCGGCAATGGTAATGAGCTCACTTCAAGCTGCTGATTGGGATGTGCGTGTTCCTTCTGATCAGTTTTCTTATTGATGATTATTGGCTTTCAAGCAGAGCCAATTTGAAATGCCTTTATTGCTTTAAAAGTATTTCAAATTTTAAACACACATTCCAAGGGGTTGGACATGAACAGATTTACCAAAGCACTCGCCATTGAAACCGCAATAGAACTCATCAAAGAGCAACGCAAACAAACAGAGCGTAACAACGTAATGTTTGTTCAGCATGGCCTATCTGATTTCGATTTATCGAACGAATCAAACTGCGATAAGAATTTCAATTCACTCATTAATGCTCTTTGTGAAATCAAAGACGATGTTATGGGGGCGGTGTGAACTACTTCATTGTTCACTGCGATGAAACCGGAACCGCTATCCGTAACGATAGCGGTGAGGTGAAAAGCTCGTTAATCGGTGAGTTCGATAATTTTTATGATGCCGCTTGCCAAGCAGAGTTGCAGCTAAATATACGTCATATTCATCGTGGTGTTTTTACTGCAACAAATAAATGTCTATTGGTGCTTATGGATGCACAGGAGTTTAGTGAGTTATGAACACAAGCAGCCCTAATTTAATACATCGTCCCTGCCCTGACTTAGCAGGGTTTGTGATGTCTTCTGAAAAAGTAAAAGCGTCCAGAATCAAGGTGTGTGAATTAAGGCTCTCTTTGTTACGAGAAAAATACAAAGACGAAACACGTGATTACGTTAAAAAAAGCATTGAAAAGCAAGCCAATGTACTAACTGCCACAATAGCCGAACTACAAAAGCAAACATTATGTTAGATGCCAACGACCTCCATTACATTGCTGGGGCGGTCATGCCCCAAGACCAAATCAAAAAACACAATGCCAGTTTCGAGACTGGTTTTTTTAGATCAAAAATCAATGACGCACCAAAACATAGCAAGCAAGTACAAGCGTTAATTGATTCAGGTTTATTTAAATCTATCCCAGTTTATGATCGTGTTATTGGTGCTGAGCCAATTCGTTTAAAAAAACTAAAAGAGACGACTGAGGTTTATCGTTCGATAAATCGAGCCACCGAACACAACCGCGAAGCGGCTGCCGGAACGGCAGAAAGACATAGGCTTGTCAAAGGGCGCAAAAGTCCGACACGTAATTTTAGAGAACGTAGAGCCCGTCAAGAAGCGTTTTTACGTGTGCTAAATCGAAGCAAGCGCCCACGTTTTATTGATTATGACCACAGAGCCAACGGTGACCACTACTCCTTATATGAGGGCGCAGAACTCACCACGCCGCAGGTTCTAAATCATAATGGCCGTAAAGCTATTGGCGAAACCGACAAATCCCCTATTTCAATGCAACTTATGCATCGAGAATGGAATGAAACATTTAAATTTCAGGCGGTCAGGGAAACACCATCAAGCAATGCCCCTGATGTAAACACCGGCAAGCGATTCACAGAAAAACTGACACCACGTTCGGTAAGTCGAATTTTTGAAGCCGCTGCGTACACCGCACAATGTCACGGCGGCTTTACCACGTTCCTGACCCCAACATTTTCAAAAGAACAACGATTAGCCATATTTGGCGGCATGACTGACGGTGAAAAATATGTCAGCGCAGGTGCACACCACCCTATCCAATACAAACGAAACATGGTGACTAAACGCGCAAGCAAAGGCGAGAAGAAATATATGGACCCTGTTTGTGATATTGCCGGCGAATATTGGACCATTCCAAGCAAAGACAATCCCATTCCTAAGTGCATGAACCGAGGCGGTGAAATTGCAGGGGATTATTGCGATTTACGATTCAAGCCGCCGCAAGAATTCACGATGGAAAAAACATTAGAAACCACTATTGGTAAAGAAGTATCGCGATTTTTAGATGGTCTCAAAAAAATGTACCAACGTGGTTGGATAGCCGATCACACCATTCAAAATGACTCTGAAACGGGACAACCATATTGTGACTTAACGTATGAGAAAATTCCCGGTCACTCCAACCCAAGTGAATTTGGTCCCACAAATGTGCCTGGTGATTTTCATTACATTTGGGTTGCTGAATGCCCGGCCAATGAATATGGAGAGCCGAACCCGCATGTGCACATCCTCATTCGTTGGTCTGTACCGCACCATCAATTTAGCCCGTGGGCAAAGAGAATCGAAAGCTTATGGGGACATGGCACGGTAAAGGTCGAAAAATTAAGAAAACCGAAAGCTGCGGGTTCATACATTATCAAAGCCGTGGGTTATGCAGCTAAAGGCGAGAACGGTGGCCAAGGTCTTATTCGTGGCAATCGATACAGCATTGCTAAATGCTCACGTGCTCCGGCATGGGAATGTTTAACCTCATTTGAAGCCGACAACATGATCGCTGTCATCAAAGAAATGGGCTACAAGCTAGACCAGTGGAAAAAGCCACTAAAAAGGCAGGTCAACAAACTGCACTTTGCCAAAAATCAAACCATCAAAGCGAAAGCTATTGCTCAAAAGCAAGGTAAACCAGAAGAGCAATTAAAGAAAATGCAAGCACGGATTATTCGGTTAGAAAAACAAGCCGAAAAGCTCAATCAAAACATCAAAGAAAGAGGTGTGCACGTTAGCGCCGACAATCGCTTTTGCATTACCTTTGAAGGTAAAGACGCTGCAGAGAAAGTCGACCAGTTTATGTTTTGGGCGGCGGGTGCTCGCGGCTGGGGAATGAAATGCCGAGATATGGACATGGCAGATATCAAACAAGCGGCTGATCAACAATACCAACAAGAACGAAACCGGCACATAGACAAACAATGCTATTGGAAAGCCGTCATTAACGATTCTGTACCAATAGCCATAGATGAAGATGAATACGAACGACAACGAAGCTATCACCACTTTCTAAGGGAGAAACATGAAAAAGGTGAATATGTTTATGCAGGAAAACAAACAGCAGCTTTATCAAGAATGGAAAGCGACCAATGAACTATTTATCACAAGGTTTAGAAACCGAAGAACGCTTCCTGCTTCTACTATCGCTGACAAAAATACGCAGTGATAGCCAAGTTAAAGCGCTAAGAATGTATCTGGTTGATGGGTTAAGTTTTTCTTTATCCGCCTCACTCAACGAGATAACTGAGCCGAACTTTCAACGGGCAATGAATCGCCTTGAAAAGGTAGCTGGCACGATAGAAAAAATAAAAGAAATTGACTGGATAAAATCAGTTAAGTGAGAAGTAAACAAGCTCACAAACACGATAAAAGGATCACATTATGTTAATTACTTGCCCTCAATGCTTAACCAAAACACGTATTGCTACCTCTCGCGCTATCTCGCACGAAACAAGAGAATTGTATTGTCAGTGCCTAAACCTAAATTGTGGCAAGACCTTTGTGGCTCATATTTCGTTTTCGCACTTCATTCAATCGACCGGAAAAAAGCCCGACTTTGATTTACAGCCAGAATTACGGAAAGACAATGGTCAATTAGAGATCTTTGAGCATGCATAATACAACTGATATCAAATACAATTAAACTAATTGATATATAATGGGCTCTGGGAACAACAAATCTAAATCCCTTTTATTTATTTTAAATAATGGCCCTTTTTCACTAACACGCCCTTTATCGTTTCTCTTGATTAAATGATCCATGGTAATAACACCAGATTCAATCAATGGCATTAATTGACTGACAATCGGAGATTTTGTGTGAGTTACAGTTAACAACTGAAAAGTCTCAACACCATCAACTAACTCACTTATTGCTTCAACCCAAAACGTTTCAGCATGTTTCTCTTTTAATCTTTTTCGTAATAAGTCTCCCGGCCAAACAGCAACAAGAGTATTCTTATTGTGCCATTCTTGAAGTTCATCCTTCGACTGATCATAGATAAAGCTTAAACCTTGTGAATTTTCTCTCTGAGTTGATATGGTACAATACAGTTTGAACTCACCTTCACGCTCATAACCATATTTATCTAATATTTCAGCACTTTTTTTACATGGGCTTTTTCCCCAGTCTGCAACTTGAGCAAAAAGAGTTGTTCGAGTTTTAACCCCTCTACCTGACTTTATTTCAATGCCCTGATAGTCAGGTTCTTTACTTGAGTTAGCAACAATGCCTAACATCGTTTCTAATGTGTAACCAATAGCAGTATCACCTTGACGTAAAGCTGGAAATGGAGTTTTAGCTAACATTTTAATTTTATAAAGTAGCTCATCAGCAACCCTATTTTCTAAAACAATAAAGCTCGCTAAAAAGTCCTTAATATAAGAATTATCTTTCTTTAATGAATTTTTAAGTAGAGTCGAACTCAAATTTATAAGGTGTGGTATACCTTCCTTAAGGACAATGGCAATTTTATCTTCTGGCTTTGCAAAGTTAGGTAAGCCTCTAAACCACATTCGAGGATCACCCTTTTTAGTTTTAGGTCGATAGAGGCTAACAATAGATTTTGTTATCGCTTCATCTGTTACAAAATAAGCGTCTTTTTGAACCTTAAATTCAGGCCCTTGTTCTTGATTATAATAAAAATGAAAATCTTCTAACTCAAAATGAGTCCGGACAGGCTGTGTAGCATCTAAAATGGATTTTTTAAGTCCCGTAATCGTAGGCTCAAATATTGAGAACTCAGCCCCTACTTTGGTCAGCTGTTTTTTATTATCAATTATTTGTGTTTTTAAATCATTGGCGAGGTCTGCTGATCGATTTTGAGCTATATTCTCAGTCTCGTCATTAATTATCATATCTGGTGGAATAGTATCCACTAATAGACTAAGGCTATTAGTCTGCTCATTTTTTTTTAATTCTTTTTGGAAAGAAGGCCAATCATTAAACCCAAATGAAACACTGATTATTTCTAGTGCCTCTGAATGTGTAATCCCTTGTTCTTTCTTTAGTTTTTTAGCTCGTTGCTTGATTCGGTCAATAGTAGGTAGGTTAGTACTCGATGTACTCATGATGTCGCCCCAACGTCTGGAATTAATAATCAACATTGGGTACGCATTAGCGCTTTTTATTAAGGCTCCCCTTCTCAGCCCAACATAGACGTCAGCGAGGTGGGACACAGTTGAACCACCTAAACGGATGTCTAAGTAGATAAATAACGATTGGGTTGTTTTATCGAAGTCAGTCACAACTGCAAATAGACACCAACATACATGTCGATTTATCTACAGAGAGGACCAGAAGGGGTCTTTACACTTGATGGTTGGCTGCTCTCATTAGCCTTGAATAACAATACATTAGTGAAAGATTACATGTCAATGTACATAACCAGCATAAATTAGGCCTGGACATTTGCTAAATGATTGAATAGAATCCTCCATCTAAATTTAAAATACTGGGTTTATTGTGAATCATATAGAATTATTTTCCGGCTGCGGTGGCCTTTCTCTAGGACTTGAACATAGTGGTTTTGAGCTAACAATGGCAAACGAACTTTCTCCTATGGCAGCCGAATCATTTGCCTATAACTTCTTTAATGAAAACCTAGAAGAACTCGCAAAAAAAGGGCAAAAAGCCCAAAACACACTGTGGTTAAACAGTAACTTTGCAGAATTGAAACCAAGACTACGTGAAAACCCGTTCACTTTTCCTGCATTTGATGATGTTGGTAATAGCGACATTCCTAATAGTCCAGAAGAATTACAAGGCAAATTAGTTGTTGGTAGTATCGTTGAATTAAACCGTTTATTAGATTCAGATAAAGAGCTACTAACACAATTAAGAACGGCATTTGGTTCGACCAATGGACTTGATTTAGTTTCTGGAGGCCCACCATGCCAAAGTTTTAGCATGGCAGGTCTCCGTAAGCGAGATTGTGAGAAAAATACCCTCCCTTGGGAATTCGCCAAATTTGTTCGACATACTCAACCTAAAATTGCCATGCTTGAGAATGTGACTGGAATTCTGCGTGCTTTCAAAGATGAAGAAGGTAATAGTTTTCATGCTTGGTATGAAGTTGCGAAGGTATTTGCTTCTATTGGATATGTGCCGCTATGCCTACACATCAATGCAAGATTAGCTGGAATAGCGCAAAACAGACCTCGATTTATAATGATCGCGGTTAGGCTTGATCATTACAACTTTATTTCGAAACACTTTGAAAATGGCAGTTCAAATAAACAATTATTTGCCCCATCATTAAATTTTTATAACCTAGTTCAACAAGTTGGCGATGGCTTAGAATTTGGACACTTAGACTACTTTGATGCGACAAAACCACTACATCGTCCACTATTTGAAAAATCATTTTTAGCACCTTTGGTTAATGGAAATAATGTTACTGTTCGTGATGCACTTGACGATTTAAAACAAAATTCTCCATCGGGGCCTTCGGAGTTTATTACAACTCTTAATACAACATTTGAACATCTGCCTCAAAGAACCGAACTGTTTAACCATGACTTTCGCAATAATGGAGAAATCGTTCAACGCAGATTTAGGTTATACCAAATCCTGCAATCAATTAATGACAGTTCAATAACCAAGCAGGTTTTCAGTATCCTAAAAGGTAACTCGACTGAGTTAGCTGATGATGTATGGGAGATCTGCCGCACATATAAGTACCTTCACAAAAATGGAGAGTTGTTGCCATTTGCGACTAAACAAGGGTTTATTGATTACCTTCTAGCTCATCCAACAAAAAAACAAACTCAAAGAGCTCTGGTAGCGAATGCTCCAGCTCCTGCTGCATTATCCATTCCTGATGATGCTTGTCATTATGATGAACATGAATTACGAGTCTTAACTGTTCGCGAAATGGCTAGGATTCAGTCGTTTCCAGACAACTTTGTTTTCCGTTCTAAAGTAACAACAGGAGGACAAATGAGAAAGTTTGAAGTACCTCAATATACCCAAGTTGGGAATGCGGTCCCGCCATTATTAGGCTTAAAGCTTGGCGAATGTCTAATTCAACTACTCACCTAAATTTTGTATTTTACTCATACTTATTATCCGAAAGAGGCTAATTGTAATTTCCATTAACCTCTTTTTAAAATACTCGTCTGAAAGATTTAAAAAACGCACGTTTGCGATCTCTAAGGATCTCTAAAACCCTCATCTAAAACAGCCCTAAGTTCCCGTCACACAAAGACTTGCCCATAATATCCATAACCTAACCAATTGCGCCTATTTTTCGTTTTTTTATAGGTCTGAATTTTGGTGGGGAGGAGGGGGTGAGTCCGAATAAGCCAATATGGCACCCACCCCGATGCTATTTTCTGCCGCTCTGAGCGAGCTTTAAAGGTTGTGGCGTATGTGGGAAAGGAAATACGAACAAGGCCGCTGGAATGGGCTCACGCTTAATATACTGAGCACTGCGCTAGATGGCGGAAAGCGTCTTCAAGTTTCCGAAATCCCTTATGCCGATTTGCCGAACATTAAGGTCATGGGCAGCGCTGCCAATAAGATTGATATTGATGTCGTGTTTGTGGGAAACCATTCACTTAATGACGCCAATGCTTTACTCGACAACTTCAATAAAACCCCTCGCGGCGAGCTTGAACACCCTTGGCTTGGCGAGCTGTCTTTAGTCTTTAAAACCTATTCACAAAAAATCAGCACCACATTAGGTGTGGTCACATTAAGCCTGTCGTTCATTCGAGATGCTAACCGCGTTTCAACGATAAGCACCCAAACCGTAACCACTACCCTCAAAGAACAAACCGACGCCGTTGAAAGCCTTTCGACTCAAAGCTTTGTTAATGACGTCGATGGTATGAGTATTAGCGACATCCGCAGCTTGCAAACTGATTTCACCGAACTGGTGGGAGACCTCACCGGTATCGCCACCCAGCTCAATGTACCAAGCCAAGTATTGTCCTCATTAAACCAAGAGATAAACAGCGCAATGGTCGCCATTTCAAGCATAGCCAATGCGCCGGCACAATTTGCCGAGCAGCTCAGTCGAACCATTGACAGTGTCGCCGATGCAGTGCAATCAGAAGATAACACTGCCAATGAAGCGGTTGATCACTCACGCATGGCACAAGCGATCATGTTAGACAATATCAACCCAAGCACACCGAGCGCCCATTACAATATTCAGACGACCGTGGCGGCGGTCAAAATGAGTAAAGACATTGTGCATTTGGAAGAAATGCCTTCTTTTAATTTGGTTGATGCCACGACACAACCGGCGATCACCATCAGTGATATAAACCACATTACCGTCCAGCTTGATGCGTGTATTACCGATGTCACCACCGTCTCAACGTTAGAAAGCCTAGAATTATTTGATGCATTAACGTCATTAAAAGAAAACGTCAGTGCTCAAAGCAACAAAGTCGAAAAAGGAAGTACGCCCAAAAACTATATAGAACTCGCCCGCTTTCAACCCGCTCTTACCATTGGTCACAGCACCGACAGTGATGAAGCATTAATTACCGCGCTTAATCCGCAACAGCACCCCTTGTTCATTCGTGGCCATGTTGCCGTGGAGGTTAGCCAATGAGTCAGCTCACGATATTGATTGATAAAAAACCGACGGTCTTTCTCAGCGCTGAATTGAACTACGACATAGAACAATTGGCGCATACCTTTCGCTGCAGTATTGAGCCGATGACGATTACCCGACCACTACCGGTTGAATTTAAATTAGGTGATAAACGCATCTTTTCAGGCGCGATTGATACCGCATCCACATCGACGCAAACCAGTTCCTACTCGATGGAAATTTCAGGTCGTTCAAAAAGTGCCAACATGATTGATTCACGGATTACGATGGATGCTCAATACGGCCAAACCTTGGAAACGCTATTGCGCAATGTTGCGAGAGAATTTGGACTCGATGTCACAAGCCTGGTCGAAACTCAAATCGTCGAAGAGTTTCAAATTAACGCTGAATCTCCCGTTGATAACCTTGCGCAGCTCGTCAAAGAGCAAGGCTTTATCTTAGTGGAAAGAGACAGTGTATTAACGCTTGAAAAGCCAGCACATGCCGCAATCAATACGGATGCCTTAGAAGTCGGTCTTAACATTGAATCCTTAAACCTAGAGCGCAACTTCACTAATCAGTTCTATCACATCGAAGTGCAAGGCCAATGGGATGATGCGCATGCGGTGGTCACTTATGCACCCGCCAACACCACGCGAAAAACGGTGTTTGTTTGCGACCAATTACAAAGCACAGAAGCTTGTCAATCACGCGCGGTTTATGAGCGCTCTCTTGCAATAGCAAAAGGGCTCAATGCCTCTGCTTCCATTGACAACCTCATTTATGAACTAACTGGCAATGCCATCAATCGCACCATTCGAGTGAGTGATACATATCAACGCTTTAATGAAACGCTCTTGATCAAGTCCATTGCCTTATCCGTTGATGATTCCGCGGTAAAAACATCATTAACCCTATTCCGTCCTTTTGCCGAGCAAGCCAATGTCTAATCAAAGCATGTTTAACCGATTAATGAGCCGCATAAAGAACATGATTGTGATCGGCTCTGTCACGGGGGCGGAAACCAAAATGCTACAAATCCAAACCTCAACAAATCGAACCAACGACCGCATTAAACGCCTGCACAATTACGGATTCATGAGCCGGCCAAAAGTGGGCGCTCGTAGTTATGTCTTATTTCTTGGCGGTGTATTGAGCCGAGGCGTTTCGGTATGTACCGAAGATGAACGTCATGAAATGGAATTAAAAGAAGGCGAAGTGGCGATGCTCGATGACAAAGGCAACCTCGTTCACTTTACCAGTAATGGCATATCCATCACCTCTCTTGGTGATGTGACGGTGAATGCCAAAAACATCAAATTAAATAACGGTACCGGCGTTATCACTTGCGCAAGCATTTGCCCTTTCACCGGTAGTGGCCACGTCGATGGTTCAAAAACCGTGACCGCTGAAAAATAACCCTAGAGAGTGACCATGCCAATTTCAAACAGCTCATTAAAAGCCAAAATCGTGACACAGATGAAAGGGAAAGGATTTGTGACCGAAGGTGAATTTGCCAAGTCCGCTGATTTAGCCGAAGCCATAGCGAACGCAGTCGTAGACGAAATCACATCCAATGCCGTTGTAGTCGTGAACAAAGGCAGTTCAGCCGGGAGTTATAAAGTCACATGAATCATTTTACGTTATCTTCATTAACCTCCCCAATAAGCAGCCAAGATGGTCTCAAACATGCGGTTCTGCAAAGCATTTTAAACCATGCCGAATCGACCAAGAACGACCGCGCTCGCATGAATAATCACGAGCGTGGCGGCGTATGGTTTGAGCAATATGTTACCAGTGTCGGCTCGCGAGATTGGACACTGCAGCGTGAGAAAAATACCGAGCAAACGGCAATCAGAGCAAAGCGCTTTTATGAAGAAGCGCTGCAATGGCTCGTCGATGGTGAATATATCGCGGCGCTTAAGGTAGATGTTCAAAGGCTATCCGATACCACACTGGCTCGAAGCGTCACATTGACATTAAACGACGGCTCTCAATTTGAGGTACCTTTATGAGCACACAACGTAGCCTGCAAGCCTTAATAAACCGAGCAACTTCAACGCTAATTGCAACCACAGGGCAAAATAACCCCGCGATTCATGCTATCGCTTGTGCCATTGCTGGCGTGAGTTATGGCCAGTATGGGTATCAAGATCAACTCTTTCGAGAAATGCAGCCCGAAACAGCCTCTGAGCCTTGGCTGTATCTGCATGCTCAGCGTAACGATGTGGAAAGATTGCAACCTTCTTGCGCCCAAGGCTTTGTGCAATTTGAATCATTAAGCGAGCCGGTTCTTATCCCTCAATTTACTCTTTTGATCGACAAAGCTGGGAATGAATATCAAACGCTAGACGCTCAAATGTCAAATGAAGACGTGGCCACTTTCGCCCTACTTTCTGGTGTGGATGGCAATTTACCTGCAGGTAGTCTTTTATCGTTGGCTAAAGCCATTAGTGGTGTGAGTCCTGACAATGTGCTTTGTTTAGGGTTTGATGGCGGCGCGCCGATTGAAGACACTGAACACTGGCGAGAGCGTATTTGCACCGCTTCTAATCAAGGCGAGGAAATCGGACGTCGTGAAGATTACGAAAGCTGGGCGCTGTCCGCTCATGCTGATGTCGATTACGCGTGGGCGCTGGATAACACACCAGAGCGTGGGCTTGTTCAGGTGTATATTGGTGCAAGAGAAAACGACCCAACACTTGGCCCAGAAGTCATCGATGCTGTTCAGCAATTTATTGATAAAGAACGCCTAGCCGGTTGCCACCCAACAGTGGATATTCCGACTCATAAGCCCATTGATATTGAAATTCAAAACGTGCAAGACGAAGCCACTCGCGCCGACATCATCGTCGCATTAGAAGGGCTATTTAAAGATAAGATGGGACAACGTGACGAATCGGTCAATCCACCGGTGCAAGTCAGTATCACCCCGACTGAAATCGTCCTTGCCATTGCCCCTATCACCAGTAATTACATTGTGAAGCAACCGACTGAAGAGCAATTTATTACCGATAGTGAAATTCATGTGCTTGGGGAGGTGATATGGACACCTCTGACTTAGTCATTGATTGCACCGCCCAAGATTTTGAACAAGCCATCCGGCACTTATTACCTCAAGGACAATATTGGCAAGAATCAACCAATGTCGAGCTAAACAATGTCATTGCTGGCATGGCCATTGATTTCAAGATCACACACGATGAAATTCAATTAGCCCTACTCTCTGATTTTTCTGAAAGCTTATTTGGTTGGAAAATTGCAGATTATCAAAGCCTTCTCAACCAAAGCACAACGGGGTTGGTGTTTGACGATAAAGCGCAACCGAACTTAATCATGGTGGCATTGGTCGCAAACAGTCGAAGTGAAACCGCTTTTTATGATTTTGAGCGCGTTCGGCTTCCCCACACTGAAATTCAGTGGATAGCCAAAACTCTAGCGACAGAATACGTACAAGCGGCCAATGCTCACCACATTCGAAATATTACTAAACATGAGGTCACATCATGAGTCTCGTCATTACCGATGCTGGTATTGCCGCATCAATTAACGCCCAAACGCTAGGCGTAGAATATAAAATTACTCATATTGCGATTGGTCTTGAGGGTTATTTACCTACCGTAGACCAAACCGAATTGAAGCAAGAATTCATACGAAAGCCATTAAGCCGAGGCGCGATTATCGCTCCTGGTCAATTGCATTTTGAAGCGGTATTTGATGATAACTCTGCTTTTGAAGGTAAAGAGATTGGCTACTTTTTAGAGGATGGAACGCTCTTTGCGGTCGATAGCCGTGATGGTGAAATCCTATCGCTAAAGCGCTCAAATACCATCATCACCGAAGCCTTTGAGCTCAACCTTGCCGGCTCTGAAATTAGCAATATCACCGTTGAAATAATGGGAACGCCGTATGCAACCGAAACCGTTGCCGGCATAGCGAAAATCGCAACTGAGGCAGAAGTCGCGGCTGGGGTGGATGATGAAAAGATAGTGACGGCTAAGAAGCTCAAACTTGTAGCTTACCCTGTAGGCTCCCCCATTCCTTGGCCAAGTGATGTTTTACCTGTCGAGGGCTATTGGGCATTCATGAAAGGGCAAGAATTTGACACTGAAACCTATAAAACACTAGCCAACATTTACACCAATGGCATCCTTCCTGACATGCGTGAACTTGCCATTGTAGGTAAAGGTGATAATGACATAATTCTCGCTTATGAAGCTGATGGGGTTAAATCTCATACGCACAACATTACCGTCTCTAATAAAGATTTAGGTTCAAAATCAACCAGTTCAGATTCTCACACGCATAGTCGAGGTTCAATGGAGATTACTGGCCGTGTGAGTGAATTAGCGGCTCAAGGTGGGGCTGGTAAATATGGCATTACATCGAGTGGCGCTTTTTACAAAACAGGTGGTAATGGCGAATTTGGATTACCAGACAGTCAAACAACTGAAGCTCAAAAACTAAACGATAGCAATATTCTTGATTTTAAAGCCTCAAGAGCATGGTCTGGTACAACATCAAGCGATAGCCATGTTCATTCTGTTGTTATTGGCTCCCACAATCATGCCGCTACTGCTTCGCCTTTTGGTAATAACCACAACACTATTCGTAACCGTAAATTTAATTATATTGTAAGGCTTGCATAATGAGAGAATTCTATAAGACAACTCAAGTTATAAATGTATCGTTTTTTAATGCCAATGGTATATGGGAAGGGAACGGTGAAGAATCAGTAGCGGCTGGAACTAAATTACCACCTTATTGTACCGATATTTTATACACGCCAAGCAATGAAGGTAAGTGGGGAGTATTTAACAGCGAAAATGGTAAATGGAGTGAAATAAACGATATGCGTGGCACTCCATTTTGGGACATACAAGGAAATAGCTATGTTATCCAAGTCGTGAACGGTGACATACCAGATTGGGGCGTAACTATAGCGCCACCAAAATGCGAAGCTAATGAAGCTCTACGTTTTGATGGTAACGCATGGCATGTTCTTACCAATATATTTTGGAATGAACATGGATATGAGTTTCCAATTGGTGACGCCATTGAATTACCAGAATGGGCGATTACAACGCAACCACCGATTTATGATAGTAAAAATCAAACCATTTTATTTAAAGATAATAAGTGGCTTACCTATGACATTCTCATTGGCACACCGTATTACATGGAAAACGGTGAGAAGGTATACGTAACAGATATTAATTTTGAATTACCTCAAAATTGTAGCTGGAACCCTAAACCCGAAATAGTGAAAGGGTTTGATTTTGTTCTCATAGATGGAGACTGGGTTCAAAAAGAAGATCATCGAGATAAACCTATTTGGGAAAAAGCGACAGGTACTCGCTTTATAATGGGGGTACTAGGTGAAATTCCTGATGAATACACTCTTGAGCAACCTCAAACCCAGTGTGATGAATGGATTAATGGGAAATGGATAACAAACGACCAAAAATATTACGAGCTGCAAATACAAGAAGTCGAATCCACACGTCGCGCGCTTTATACCAACGTTGATGCCTTACGTAATGAGGCAGCCATGATACGGCTAACCGAAGGTGATGAAGCTAAAGCCCTAGACTACGAACAACAAGCCAAAGATTTATATCTAAAGATTCGTGATGAGAACCCGTGGCCAATCTCACCATCAGAATGATATAACTCACTCTAAATCAAACATTATTAGCCTCTATTGATTCATACCTTAGAGGCTTTTTCCTATCTATTACATATAGAACGATCACCGATATATCCTCCCTTCTTCGCGCGATAAGCTAAAGCTCAAATTAAATAACCAAACACGAGCACCCTATGAGCTTATCTAAAAAACAACGTGCCTTTACTCGCATGATTGGCGAACTTATTCAATACGCCTACAACGCAGGTTATGAACTCACTTTTGGGGATGCTTATCGCGACCCTCGCGTATTTGGTGAACAAGGAGTCAAAAAAGGTTACAGCGCTATCAACAGCAACCACAAAATCCGCTTAGCGGTCGATTTTAACCTGTTCGTTAACGGCGAATACATCACCACTGGCGAACACCCAGCCTATCTTGATTTAGGCCAATACTGGGAATCGCTAGGTGGCAGTTGGGGCGGTCGTTTTAATGACGCTAATCACTTTTCACTTGAACATCAAGGACACAAGTAATGCCATATAAAGAGCCCGGTAACTATTCATTAATCACTTACATTTGGATGTTGCTCATTGCTTGTTGGGGCGGCGCTGCGAACTATATTAGCCGTATAAAAAGCGGTAATGAGCCTTCATTTCGATTTCTTACCCTTCTGGGTGAATTGTGCATTTCTGGTTTTTCTGGATTACTCACATTCTATCTGTGCGTGCACTACCAAATAGAGCCTTTAATCACTGCCGTGTTCGTGGGGGTATCGGGGCATGCCGGGGGTAAAACGGTACAGGTTTTAGAGAATGTTCTTAACCGACAACTGCAAGGTATCAACATCAAATTTGGCAGCGGAAATGATATCAACGGCACACAACCTGCAATCAAAAAAGAAGAAGATAAACCATGAACATTTTAGCGAACGTTAAATCTATTGGGCTTATCGTCTTGGTGTCCATATTGGCTTTTTTGCATCTTAAAAATAATCAGTTGGAAATTGACTTGAATGAGGCTCAACGCCAAGTTAGTGCACAGTTGATTACGATCAATGGCATGAATGCACAAATTGCCAAAAACAAAAAATTAGATGAACGCTTACAGCAGGAATTAAGTAATGAAAGGAATAAAATCGACGCTATCAATAGCGACATTGAGCGTGACCCTAGCAGGTTGCGCATCACCGACGCCAATTGTCCAGTGCCCAACCACGCCGCCACCGCCAGCGTGGTTGATGCAGCAGCCGCCAAATCTGCAGAACAGCTTAGACAAAATTATATTCGTCTCAGACGAGAAATCGTCACCGTCAACACCCAAATAAAGGGACTACAAGGTTACATTGATAACCTACCAGTCGAATGTATTACAGGAAGCTAATATATATTTATGGAAATACGCTTGAAGGTTCTAACTCAAAATTTGCATATTACTTAATCATCATTACTTCCATTCTGCAAAATCATTTAGTTCACGCATTGTTCTGGTAGTCGTACTAATTCATTTTTTTAAAATACGCGAGCGACTTTACTTAAATCAAATCATTCATATAACTCTACCAACTGCCCCCCCTCCATTTTCACATTAAACAGAAATTATCATTCATACCTTTCATTTTCAGGCTAAAGAAGTTAAATTTAACAAAATAAGTCAAAAAAAGAGCTTAAAGAAGATGCTAATACAGTTTTCAGTAAAGAATTTCCGTTCAATAAAAGATGAAATCACCCTTCAGCTCATCAAAGGTTCAGGTAACGAACTATCAAAAACAAACACCTTTGATGTAGATGCTAAAGGTGCGGCAAACATGGGGTTAGTAAGAAGCGCTGTTATATATGGTGCAAATGCTGCTGGAAAATCAAATATAATCAAAGCATTAGCCGAGATGAAATGGTTAGTAAGTTCTTCTGCAAGTAAGCTCCAGTCAGAAGATACTCTTGATGTGGAACCTTTTATGTTTGCATCTGATTCAATCAGCCAACCTACTGAATTTGACATTGATTTTATAATTGATGGCACACGATACCAGTATGGCTTTAGTGCGACCAAACAAAGGATTATTGAAGAGTGGTTATTTGCTTATCCAAATGGTAGAGCTCAAACATGGTTTAATCGTGAATATAATGAAGAAAGCCACGCATACATTTGGTCTAAAGATAGCTACTTAACTGGCACTAAATCTGTATGGAAAGAGGCAACTAGAGATAACGCCTTATTTCTATCTACAGCTATACAGCTAAATAGTAAGCAACTGGAACCAATCTATACATGGTTTACACAAAAGTTAAATGCCGTTGGTTTTGATGGTATAGACCCTACTTATACAGCAAAGAAAATACACGAAAATAAAGATATCAAAGATGTATTGGACTTCCTCAAAGCTGGCGATCTCGGTATAGATGATATCCAAGTTGAAGCTAAAGAGTTCAACTTATCCGAATTACCCGATGGCCTTCCTACTGAATTAAAAAAAGCAGTAGCCGAAAAACTAAAAGATACAAAAACACTAACAGTAAAAACTGGGCATAAGTCACTAAATGGTGGTATTCATTATTTAGATCTAAATGATGAATCTGATGGAACTCAAAGAATATTTTCTCTTGCTGCTCCATTAGTTGAAAGTCTCGAAGAAGGTTTGGTTGTATTTATAGATGAATTACACAATAGCCTCCACCCATCAATGGTGAAGTTTTTGGTTTCACTGTTTAATGATCCAATTAAAAATAAAAACAATGCTCAATTGATTTTTACTACACATGAAACATCAATTTTGAGCCAAGAAGTATTTAGGCGAGATCAAATTTGGTTCTGTGAAAAAAATAAAGAACAATCCACATCAATATATTCATTGAGCGATTTCCATGTTAGAAAAGGCATTGAAAATATTGAACGCAACTATTTATCTGGAAAATATGGTGCTCTTCCATTCATTAAAAAGATTTTCATGGATGATAAATAATGGCTAGACAACCGAAAGGTTCGAAACGAACTTCAAATAAAAAAGATCCTTATGATAAAATTCTTATTGTTTCCGAAGGATCAAAAACCGAACCTAATTATTTTAATGAAATAAAAAATCTATATGAGATATCATCATTAAATATCATTATAGATGGCGACTGTGGGTCAAGTCCCATTTGTGTTGTCAATCATGCAAAAGCCTTAGCAAAAAAAGAAGAGAAGTTAGGTTCTCCTTTTGATAAAGTCTTTTGTGTTATAGATAAAGATAATCATACTTGTTATTTTGAAGCACTAGATAAAATAAAAGCTCAAAAAGGTGATGTATTTAAAAGTGTCCAATCTATACCATGTTTTGAATACTGGCTACTGTTACATTTTGAATACACAACACGTGCTTATGTATCTCAAACAGGTAACAGTGTTGGTACTCAAGTAATTAGAGACTTAAAAAATAAACCAGGAATGGGAAGTTATGAAAAAGGTGAAAAAGGAATTTTTATAAAATTATTAGATAAATTAGAAACTGCAAAAATAAATGCTACGAATGCGCAAAATTCAGCAGAAAAAAATGAGTGTGATAATCCATCCACACAGATACATACTCTTGTTGAATACCTACAAAACATTAAAAACAATCATTAGAACTGCAGATCCTAGGCCTTAATATTATCTATGATAAAACTAAGACCTAGGATTATGCTATTACTTCTTGAGATTTAAAAAAGCCTTAACTACTTTAATTTAACGAAAATAATCGGAAAAGTACTTAAAAAACTAAACTTCTGATTCCAAACTCGCATATTCTTTAATCTTCACAACCTCAAGCCCCACAAACTCATTCAGTTCGCATACTTGCTCAAGTAGCGGTACCAGTTCATTTTTGTAGAACACGCGATCAACTTTGTTAAGGTCAGAACTGGAAGCGAAACCTTCGCGTACGATGCTCATTAAATCGAGTGGGATGCGGTGACTGGCGAGCACATCTTCAGTGGTTTTACTCTTGATGTTTTTAAATTCGTCTTTTGCTTCTACCTGCCCGATGGGGGTTAAGGTTGGCGGCTTTCCATCTTTGCCCTTGCCGTTAATAAACAGATTTTTAAAGGCGATTTTCTTCGATAACTTTTCCTTAATATCCTTTTCTTGTTCGCCAGTTAAATTGGGATCGTTCATATACAGCAAGTAACCAGCATGAGAGCCGTTTAAGTAATACTTACGGCGAAACAAGGTCGCATCTTCATTGAGCCAAATTGAACTCAGCGCCCCGATATATTGCGGCAGGCCGTAGATTTCTTGGCATACATCGTATTCACCTAAGTGGAATACTTGGCCAGCGCGATAATCCACTCGCCCTTCATCGCTGTATTCGCGAGGTTTATACACATATTCGTTAATGTTTTGTTTGCGACGCATATACAGCGCCGGCAAATGCTTAATTTCCACCACATCGCCAAGCCGGTTGCGCACAATCGAAAGGTAGCCATTACCAAAAGTTAAAAAGTCGCCCATAAAACGTTTAAACTCACGGCGCTTAATTAAAGGCGACAGTTCCGCCGAACTCGATGCCATATTACTTTTTACATATAGCGCCGACCCATGCATTGGGTTGGCGCGCACCGCTTTCGCCAATGTATCGAGTGCGATGGGCGGCTCGTATAATCCATCAACCAAAGCCACTTCCATGTAACTTAAAATATCGGTGCTCATGACGCTTTCAGGGGAATCAAATGTGATCACAATGTGCCTCTTATAAAATGGTAAGGTTAACGCGCTATAGGAATGAAACTGTTGTAGAGTCATCGCGTAAAATATCAATCGGCTCCCAATGTAAAACGTGCATCGCTGCCCACGCTAAATCCGCATGAGAGCCCACTTTGCTACGATTAGAAATAAAGGTTATTTGGTTACTGGCTTTAGTGGTGTGCTGTCTTATCATCAAAAATGAGTGCACAAGGTCGTCCCATTCATCATCAAACTGAAGACGCCCAGCATTGATAATTTCTCGCGCCTTATATGCCATCATGCGTTTCATTTCTGGCGAGTAATCCACTTCAATCAGTGCTGGGTAGAATTTACGAACCAATTCCGCCACCGCAGAACCAACACCGCCCACATCCATTTCAAGATGCACAACGTTGTATTTCTTGGTGATCGCTTCAATCGCCGTGGCTTGCGCTTCATAACTCGCGCCTTTTAAGCGAATACGCTCAAGCAATCGGAATACGCCGCCTTTCTTTTCCGGTTTTAAGGCGACGATTAAGCCGGCATCATCCGAGCCTTCACCTTGCCCGCCACCACGGGGATCGTAACCCACCAACACATCACGCCGCCCCACTGGATGCAAACTATCTAATGCCACATCTTCCCATAGCGACGTATCGGTTTTACACATCAACAGCGCTTTGATACTGAAAAATGAGCTCGCATCATCGAGGAACACACAACGCAGCAAGTTATCAAACACCGATTTATCAGGGTATTTGCGATGAAGCTTATCTAGGTTAAAGAAGTTCGCCCCACCGGCAATGGCATCATCAACGGTGATCACCTGACGGAAAATGCCATCCACACCCATTGAGCCATTTTTTAAACCTTTATGACTCACATCGATGTTGTGCTCTTTCTTGCCCGCCCACTTTGAATAAGCTTCATGTGCGGTGCTCGATGGCGTAGAAAGATACGTCGTGCGGTATTGAGACTGAATAGACATGCCGCCGGCAAAATCATCTAACTCTTTAAATTTTGGTATCCAAAAGACTTCATCAAAATACAAGTGGCCATTGAAGCCTTGGCTGGTTCGCGCATTGGTCGATAAGAAATTTAAACAGGCACCGTTTGAAAGCCACAGCTCGTCCTTGCCCTTTAATTCCACATCACCAATTTCAAGCGCAAAGCGGCGAATGTAGTTTTTAAATATTTCACTTTGCTTGCGTGAGGCCGATAAGAATATTTGGTTGTCGCCGTTAAGAATGGCATCTTCAAAAGCTTCAAATGCGAAGTAGTAAGTCAGTCCAATTTGGCGAGATTTTAGATAGAAGCGGAATTCATTAATGTCATTATTGAGCTTATGTCCATGAATATCTTTTTGATATTGAAAAAAGGTTTTCTCTCGAAAATCGGCCAGCATTTCAGCCGTGATACCTGAAATATCATTCTTGGTTTTATTGGATGGTCGCCCTCGTTTTTGCTGGCCGGATTGAGTACCAGGACTCGACGTTTCTTTGGGTTTTAATGCCTGGTCCCGTTTGCGTTTTTGCTCAAGTAATAACTCTAATTCTTTAAGTTGCGATTCGTGCTTTTTCTCAACCCACATCAAATAGGCAATACGTTGCCTCATCATCAATTCAACCGGTGCGTCATCACGCATGGCTTTCCAACCAAACTTAGCAATCCATTGCTGAATGGTTCGTGTGGCCACGTTTAAGTTTTCCGCAATTTCTGCAGGTTTGTACTGACGCAAGTAATACCCCAGCGCGTAAGTTTGCGCACTGGTGTAAAGCGGTTCGTCAATGGATTGGCATTTATCGTTCATGTTAGCAGTGTGCAATAAGCTTTATTTTTCCTCAGCTTATCCAACTTCTCGATAACGTTTTTAGGATCAAGATGAATATAAAAGGTCGGTGCTTTTCGCTAAATTAAACTCAGAAATCACAAGAGGCAAAAGTATGTTTCAATCCGAACCCATTTGCATATTAACAGCAGGACCAACCATTGACGGTCGCTTCATTGAGCAAAAAGTCATTGATGATATGGCCGAGCTTTACGACCCTAAAAAATACAATGCTCGTATCAACCCTGAGCATTTTCAATGGGGTCCGAAATACGGTTCAGTTTTATCAATCGAAAAACGTGACGATCAACTATTTGCCGTTCTCAAGCCCAACTCTTTATTACTCAAAACTATTGAACAAGGGCAATTACTGCATACATCTTGTGAAATTGAACACGATTATCTAAAAACCGGTCGTTCCTATTTAACTGGTCTTGCGTTAACCGACGAACCTGCCTCTATTGGCACCACCGAAATGCACTTATCAGCCAGTACGAAAATAAGTAAAAGCCGTGATTTCCTTAGCTCAGGTGCAACATTGAGCTTAGATAACTGGATGGCAGCAGACGAGCCGAACCTAGAACACGATGATCGGAAGTTTTTAAGCCGGTTAAAAGAATTACTGGGCATCAAACAAGATGCCGCAACTCAAGATGATGTCGAGGACGTTGAAATGGATAAAGAAACAAAAGCGTTATTTGAAAAGCAAGCAGAGCAAACGGTCGCATTAACTTCTGCCGTAACACTATTAACTGCAGCGGTCGCTGGATTAACACCCCAAGAGCCAGAAACGCCGCCAGCCGCAGAGCCCGAAGCCGAACAAGGCGATACCACCAAGCTAAGCGCCAAAGTGGACGACCTTGCAGCCAAGTTCGATACACTCACCGAAAAGCTAAGCAAGGTGACGGATGAACAAGAACGTGAACTTGCCGGCGGTGGTAACGAAGGCGGTTATCTATAACAAAGCGATAAAAGGCGCTTTATTCCCTCAATTCATTTTCAATTGTTAAGGTATTTCTATGTTAGAAACCACTAAAAAAGCCGTTGCTCTGTATACCGCAACGGTCGCAAAACAAAACGGTGTAGACGATGCGACAGAGCGATTTAATGTCACACCGGCTGCCACTCAAAAAATCATTGCTCAAATTCGTGAAAGTAATGAGTTTTTAAAGAAAATTAATATCCTAAGCGTAAAAAATCAAAAAGGTGAAGCGTTGGGGCTTGGCGTCACTGGCATGATTGCAAGCCGCACAGATACAAGCTCAGGCAAAGAGCGCAAAACCAAGGCTGTCTACAATATGAAGCCGATGCCTTATATGTGTGAACAGACTAACTTTGATTCCCATATTCGTTACGCTCAATTAGATGCCTTTGCGCATCTAAAAAACTTTAATCAAATCATCTCAAACCAAACCCGTGAGCAGATTGACGCTAACAAAATCACCATTGGTTTTTATGGTAAATCATGCGAGGCCAACACCGACGCCGAAGCAAATCCAAACGGTGAAGATGTCAACAAAGGTTGGTTCCAAGCAATACGTGAGCACAACCCTGACGGCATGCTTAAAGAAGGTGCAACACCAGGTGAAATCCGTATCGGTGAAGGTGAACCACTGGTCGATGATGGTACAGGCACCGATACCTTAGTTGGTGCGGGTCTAGGTGACTTCATCAACCTAGATTTAGCCGTAATGAATGTGAAAGGTCTACTCGGTGATGCTTGCATCAATTCAGCAGATTTAATCTCCATTATTGGTACGGATTTATTGTCGTATGACAAAGCGAAGTTTTACGCTGCCAATGGCAATAAACCAAGTGAAAAAGCGCGTATTGAAGATATGCAAGTGATCGGCACTTATGGCGGCCTACCGGCGGTTTCGGTACCCGGTTTTCCAGCAACCGGCATCTTAGTCACAAGCTACAGCAATCTATCGATTTATATTCAAGAAGGTTCGGTCCGCCGCTCTGTTGCGACTAAGAATGACAAACTTGATCAGATTGAAAACTTTGAATCAATGAACATGGCGTATGTGGTCGAGCATCTTGAAAAAGCGGCAGCCCTTGAATTTGATAACGTCAAATTATGGATTAACGGTGAATGGGTATAACCCAAACGTTTGTTCATTAGTTAAATAAGAACAACCCCTCAGTAGGCTATCAATTGTTTATCAAAGCCGGTGATTAACCGCGAATTGATGCACAAGTGTTTAGCCTACTCCCCACACTTTTTTATTGGGAATCAATATTGTGAGCATGGAATTTGTCGGCAACAAAGATGAAATTTACGACTCAACACTGCCAGCGACCACTCAATACCCTGAACTTAAGGTCTCAGAGTTTCAGTCTCTGTTCCATTTTTTAAGCAATGAAACAGAGGCTGGCATTTTGCACCAAACCACAATCGCCAGAGTGACGGTAAACCGTGAATTGCTCGATGTGTTTCCCGCTAATGTCACCTTAGATGAATTTTCACAGCAGCAATTTGGAGAAACGCAAACTGGCACCACGCTTTACAAACAAGCGGTGTTTTCATTGGCGGCAAACTTTATTGTCGGCAATCAACTCAGCACGAACGCCACCAGTGAAGCCAGTGACAGGCAAGAGGCGTTGCAACAAAAAGCGGAAAACTGCCTAGTGCAATACCGACGCGCGATGGACTTACTTGGCAATGGTGTCGAGACCTATTGTTTTGAAGTGGTGTAAGGAGAAAACATGAAAGCGCTGCAAAGTTTAACCACCCTTTTCACCAACCAAGTCACCGACGCCGGCAACTTAGAAGTGTGGGCTGAAGATGGCGAATTGAAATGTACTCAAGGTCTTAGTGTTGATGGGTTTGATATTGCCTACACCGTGATCATATCAATGAGCGCCGTTGATGTTCAGCCTCATATCCTGATGATGCACCTCGTGAACTGGCTCAATCAATACGATGTTGACCGAGCGGAAAAAGGACTGCCACCGCCAGCCTTCGCCGTTCAATTACTCGATAAAGGGCTATGCGACATTAAGCTCACTATCGACATTCAAGAAAGTTATGGGCTGGAAGAAAACGACCAAGGAAATTGGCGACAAGACGACACTCGCTTTGAGTGTGTCAGCCACTTTACCCAAGCGCCAACCGAGCAAACTGCGCCTCCATTTCAATATCTCAGCCTAGTTAAACCGGATATATCCGCATGAAACTGACTAATCCCGACCAACTCACTCGGGCATTGAATGCGCTCGCTTTAACCGATGATGAAAGGTTTGACTTAAATCGCAAGCTGGCCAACCGAACACGACAATATTTTCGTGAGCAAATTCGCAAGCAGCGAGATGTGGACGACAAACCTTATCAATCTCGCAAAAAACGAAAAATCACATTAGACAGTAAAACCAAGCGAGCCAAAGACAATAAAAACATGCTAACCGGTTTTAGCCGCGCGCTGACCACTCGCGTGGACAAACAAAGCTTTGAAGTGGGTATTTCAGGTGTTGCCGGCAACATGGCAAGAGAGCATAACGAAGGGTTAGGGATTTCATTTACCACTCGCGTGAATGGGTTTTACAACTCAAAAACCCATCGTTGGGAAGGCGGCACTGGCGTGAAAGGCAATTACAAAATGACCAAGCGCACCTTCATTGGTTGGACGCCAAAAATTGAGCGGGAGTTACTCGCCATGATTGCGGAAAACTTTGTCAATGGCGCAAAAAAATAGCGCCAATAACAATCACTGACAGCATGGGAGAGAAAGCATGCGTGAAATATTAATTAAACCCAAACAAGGACTACTCGTACGAGATCCGATAACGCGGTCTCCCCTCAACAAAGTAGGCGAAACCAAACCGCGTAATACCTACTGGCTACGTAGAATTCAAGATGGCTCATGTGAGCTTATCACCAAGCAACCAACGGCGACGGCAACAAAAGTAAAAGCCGAAACAAAAAAGGATAACGTATGAGTATCAGCTTTTCGGAAGTCCCAAGCAATGCACGCGTACCCGGTGTTTATATTGAAATTGATAATAGTCTCGCCAATAGTGCAGAAGCTCAGCAGTTAGTTTTAATTATCGGCAACGCCATTGAAGGTGCCAGCGTGCCACCCAATAAGGCCGTATTGTGTCTTAATAAAGATTCAGCATTAGAGCAATTTGGGGATTCGGACATCACCAAAATGGTGACCTACTTCACCAAGCAAGATGAAACGCTGCCGATTTACGCTATCAGTGTGGCCGATGCTGATTTGATGAGCGCACTGGCCTCATTGGGCGACACTCAATACCACCACATTGTATGCGCCCTGAATGACGAAATCAGTATTCGTGATTTAAGCGAGTTTTTAGAAGAGCGCTACAAAGCCTTAGAAATGATCCCCGGCATTGCCTATTTACCCAAAAAAGGCACTCATGCGGAACTCATCACTTTTGGCTCAACGTGCAACTGTCCATTAATCAGCTTTATGCCAATTAATGCACTCGGTGATTCCAGCAATAAAGCCATTAGTGAAGCCGAAGCGGTCGCGGCTTGGGCAGGTCAAATTGCCCCATCATTGGCAACCGACCCATGTCGCCCCCTCCAAACCTTAAAAATGAATGGGGTGTACTCCATTGCTGATCGTGAATTCAATTGGACGGAACGAAACCTATTACTTCATGAAGGCATTGGGACCTACACCGTCACCAGTACCGGCGAAGTTCAAGTTGAACGCCCTGTCACCGCTTACACTGAAAATGCTGCCGGCGTGGCCGATGACAGCTATCTCGATGTCATGACGCCAGCCACCGCGATGTATTTTCGTGAAAAACAGCGCTCATTAATTTTAAGTAAATATGGCCGCCACAAATTAGCGAAAGATGGTACCAGTTTTGCGACCGGTCAAGCGATTGTGACGCCAAGTATCATTGCTGGTGACTTGCTATCGCTTTACAAACAATTAGAGCTCGACGGCATTGTGCAAGATTTTGAAGGGTATAAGAAATCGCTCACGGTTGAACTTGATGCAACCGACAAGACGCGCATTAACTACCTTGATAGCCCTCAGTTCGTGAACGGTTTAATTATCGTTGCGGGTAAAATTCAATTTAGAAAATAAGAGAGTTTGTTATGAGTACCACTATTACCAGCCGTGGTTTTTTAGATGCAGGCTCCCTAGGTCGCCTGCCAACCAAAGAAGGTGCAACCGTCAACTTTGGCGGCGTCAAACGCGATGCTGTGATGGGCGATGCTGGGGTCTTAGGGTTTAGCGAAACATTCGATGGCGCGCCAAGTATTAAAGCCACCATCGTACACGCAAGCACCACCGATGAAACCGCCATTCGTAACTTCACCGGTGAGAATGTCACGCTCAATACCAACAGTGGAAAAAGCTATACATTAATGGGCGCTTGGGTAAGCGAACCACTAGAGCTCACCGTCAAAGATGGACAGCTTGAAGTGATGTTTCTTGGCACGGAATTAATACCACAGTAAGGCGACAACCATGCTCACACTATTGCGAAAACGAAAAATTCAGGCCGAACAAAAAGCCCATCACGCGGTAAAGCAAACTATTGCTCAGGCCAAAGAGAAAGTCGCTAAAGCCTTAGTCATTCAACAACAAGCGGATAAAGCCAAAAAGGAAGCGGAAACGAACCTTAAGCAAGTGGATGAAAGCAACCTAGATGAAATCCAAGCAGCAATTGAGTTAGCCGAACAAGCGACCATTGAGGCGCAAGATGCCACTCATAATGCACAAGAAGCTACCGAGACACTTAATGACATTATTGAAGCGGCGGGATATGCCGAAGACTCACTTAGTGACGCCATTGATAAAGCACACAATCAGGTAGCGGATAACTCATGGAGTGAGATGCAGCATAAGTTAAAAATGGACTTGGAGTACGCGAGAACGCTAGCCGGCTCAGAAGATAAAATCCCTTTTAAACTTGAGCTTATTAAAAAATATAAACCTCACGTAATGGCGCTACTTCAAACCCATGAAAACTTAGAAGGGCTGGATGTTATTTGGTGGTGGTATCAATGGCAAATTGATTGTGGCCAATTCGAAGAGTTTCATGATTCTTTTAAAGCCTTAATTCTTCGTGGCCTTGATACGCCTCGCGGTTGGAAGTCCAACGGTGAAACCGCCTACTGCGATATTGTTTTTCAATATTCGCACAAAGCACACAAAGCCAAGACGCCTTTCAACCGTCAATATTTAATGGATGCGGTACAGGATTTATTAAGCGGCGCCATTGCTACCAATGCGCCATTAAAAGTGAAAATGTTTCGCCTGGTCGGAGATTGGTTTGAAAGCGAAGGAAAACAAGCTGAAGCACTGGCACTCTTTGAAAGAGTCATGATGATTGACCCCAACAAAGGCGGCCGAAAAACAAAAGTAAACGAACTCAAAGAGGCTCTTGGTTATGAATAAAGTATTTATCCCTATTGAATTAGCGGTCCCCATTGAAAAGGACGGAAAAGAACTCACCACCATTGAAATACGCAAGCCCTGCGCCGGTGATTTACGTGGCTTAAATCTTGTCGATGTATGCCAAATGGACTTTGATGCTCACAGCACGTTGTTGCCGCGAATTTCATCGCTCAACGAGCGGGATTTACTCAATATGGATCCTGCAAACTGGGCACCACTGCAAACGGAAATCGCTGGTTTTTTCGTGGATACGAAACACTGATTGAGCGTGTTGAATATTTCTATGCTGATATCGCATTAGTGTTTCATTGGCCGCCTAGTGAAATGGATTTACTCAGCCTAGATGATTTGATGCTGTTTCGGGAAGAAGCGCGTATCCGTCATCAACCACCAGAGCGCACTTAGCGCTCTTTTTTATATCAAGGCTTTTTATCTAAAGAGAAGATGAACTATGAAAATGAATTTATCGGTAGTGATGGGCGTGGTTGATAAAGTCAGCGAACCACTCCAAAGCATGGCCAGTGACTCTGATTATTATGCAAAAAAGATAAAGGCGATTCAAAAAGCACAGGCGGATGATTCCAGTGCCCTCACTATGATCGCCTCTTATCAGAAGATACAAAAAGAGCTCGACAAAAACGCGCTTGAAACCAATGAAGCCAATGAGAAGCTTGCCAAATTAAAAACCCAAATGGCCGCAACAGAAACCCCGAGCGCCGCCTTAACCAATAAGCTCGCAAAACAAGAAGAGAAAGTCTCACTACTTACGGCTAAAAACCAGAAATACGATAGCAGCCTGAAACAAACGAGCAACCAGATGAAAAAAGCTGGCGTGAACGTCAACAAGCTTGATCATGAATTTGCCCGGTTATCGAAAGAACAGGAAGCCCACTCTAAAAGCTTAGATAAAGTGAGCCGTCGCTATAAAACTCTGAGAGCGGCAATGGCACCGGTTCAAAAAATCAGTAAGTCTATTCGGCTCCCCAATATCAAAGGAGCTGCGATGGGTAAAGGTGCCGCGTTATTGGGTGGTCTTAGCTTTGCCGGTCTCTTTCAGCAAATCAATAGCGCTGCAGGTGAAATGGATCATCTCTCGAAATCGGCTCAAAACCTCAATATGCCGGTCGAAGAGCTGCAAGCGATGCAATCTCAAGCCGAACATGCCGGTGTTAGCGCCGATAAAATGACAGGCTCAATGACGCGCTTTACGAAGCGACTTGGCTCATTGCAATCAACAGGCTCTGGCGCACTCGGTGCCTATTTAAAGAAATCTAAAAATCCACTATTTGCCGAGCTTAAACACGCCCAAAATACTCAAGAAGCCTACGATAAGGTACTAGCGGCATTCTCCAAACTTAAAACGAACCAAGAACAAATGGCCTTTGCTGATGCTGCATTTGGCAATGATGGCCGAAAAATGCTTATTATGCTGCGCCAAGGAACGGAAGGACTCACCGCCGCAAGAAAGGAATTCAACGAAACTGGCGGAGGCGTGAAAACGGACGACGCACAAAAAGCGGAGGCCTATAACGATGCAATGCAAAAGGTACAAGAAAGCATTCGCTCGATAAAATTTGCCGCACTCGCGCCGGTCATGGAAAAAGTCACCAAACTCTTTACTGAATTTTCAAACAAATTTAAAAATGAGCAATTTCGCACCGACCTAATCGAAAAAATCACAAAAACCGTGATCGGGCTTTGTGATGCTTTCAAGCTCATAGCGAAAGTGGCCATCTTTGTTACTCAAAATATCAAAGGTGTTATCGCCGCGCTTGCTATTTTTAAGGTCGCCATGATTGCTGTAAATGCTGTGATTATGATGAACCCTATCGGATTAATGGTGGCTGCTATTGGTGCGGCAATTATTGCGATCACTTACTTAATTGATAAATTTATCGGCTTTGATGTGATCATCAAAGCGGTAACCGATGCGATTGGTTTTTTATGGGAAGGCATCAAGTCTCTCATCAGCATGTTACCGGATGCACTTGTGCCGGACAGTTGGCAAAAATCGGTTGAAAATGCAGGTACTGAGGTTGATACCCTCAATAACAAGTTGAAACAAGTAAAAGACACCAATGCCAAACTTGGTATTACCACCGATGAAACCATCAATCGCACTACTCGTGATGCTGCCGCGGGACAAGATAAAGGCTTATCAAATAACCCTGCATTATCAGCGTATCAGCCTTTAAATGCCCACACAGTAAAAAGCCAATCGGAGGTCGCGCTTACGATTAAATCAGATAAGCCGGTCACGGTAGATAAAGCCAAAAGTGATAATAGAACTAATTTAAACGTGAACACCGGCAACATGGTCATGAGCTATTAATATCAACCACCTCGTATTAAATAGCGCATATAGAACTGTGTAAACATACAGTATTTATTTTTATTGGTAGAATCATTTTGTTTTATGCCTTGAGTACCTGAGACCCAAATCATTTTTTGGAGAGGAAGCATATAAACCGACTCGGCCACCATTGCGTGGCTGAGTTTCTTTTTCGTATTCAAGGCTCTATTTTATTGGAGCAAAGAATGAAAACTACCGCATTACACAATGGGCAACTACAGCTTATTCAAGCCGATTGCCTACCTTATCTAAAAACCTTACCAACCAATTCTATTGATCTTGTTCTCACCGACCCGCCCTATTTCCAAGTTAAAAACAATGCTTGGGATAATCAGTGGCCAGATGTGGAAAGCTTCCTTGCGTGGCTAGATGAAGTGCTTGTTGAGTTTTGGCGCGTATTAAAGCCGTCAGGTAACTTATACCTTTTCTGCGGCTCGAAGCTCGCCTCTGATACTGAAATGCTCATACGCTCGCGCTTTGAAGTGTTCAACCATATTGTATGGGCGAAACCATCAGGGCCATGGAAACGCACTCATAAACCAAGTTTACGTTCTTTCTTTCCATCTACAGAGCGAATCATTTTTGCGGGTCATTATGGATCAGAAGGTTTTGCAAAAGGCAGTTGCCAATACGCCACCAAATGTACCGAACTCAAACAGGCGGTATTCAAACCACTGATTGATTACTTTAAAAATGCCAAAGAAACGCTGCAGGTATCCGCAAAAGAAATTAATGGAATCACGGGTACACAAATGTGTTCGCATTGGTTTTCATACAGTCAATGGAAGTTACCAACCGAAGAGCAATACCAAAAGCTTCAAACCTTATTTGCAACAAAGAGCAATGCGCTCTCTCGTCCTCACTCTGAGCTTGCTGATGAATACCAATCACTAAGCCGCCAATATGCACATTTACTAAAAGACTATGACGAACTAAAGGCAGAATATGAAACCTTGCGTCGCCCGTTTAGCGTAAGTAGTGACGTTCCCTATACTGACGTTTGGACGTTTGCGCCGGTGCAATATTACCCGGGTAAGCATCCCTGTGAAAAGCCGGCTGATTTACTCGAACACATCATATCAACTAGTAGCCGTGAAGGTGCCGTTGTGCTCGATGCATTTATGGGTTCAGGCTCAACCGGAAAGGCTTGTTTGAAACTTAATAGACGGTTTATTGGAATTGAGATGGAAGAAGAAACTTACGATAAAACAATAGTGGAATTAAGCACACCATACAAACCACTGGGTCAAAATGTGGTCACAAAATAAATAAAAACAAATTATAACAATAAGTTAAATCAAATAAAAACCCCTTACTGAGGGGCTTTTTTGTGTTTATTTGGTTCTCGCTGGGCGAAAGTATAATTGTGAGTGACTCAAACAAACGAAGTAGTTAAGTTCAGGAGTAGCTAAAAATTTTAAGTAAGGCAATTTCATAGGTATAAAAAAAGGGTAAGCCTCAGCCTACCCTCTTATTATTCAATATCGTTTATACCCAGTGACTTGAGATATCAGACTAATTTAGCCTTTTAAGCTAGACATAAAGTGCAGCTCATAAGAATGCAGTCGGTTATTGATTACAAACTCATCATGGTTAATTTCAACGTCGCGGAATAAAAAGTTACCGTACTTAATAAAAAGGAAATAGAACACCGACATTGGGATCCCAGCGTTATAATGGCTCTCTGCGATTTTCAAGCGATAGTTATGCAAATTATCGTTATCACGGGTACATGAGTAGATCATCTTGAAATAATTGCTGATCAAGTAGTTCAACTTACCATGATAAGCGGATAGAACCGCTTCATTTAACTCACTTTGCAGTAAATGTTCCGCTTCGACAAAGTTAAGTTTATCAACCATTTGTAGCTTAATATCCTGTTCGTCTTCTGATAGGTTAATATCAAAACTATCGAATTCATGACAAATCGTATCAATTTTATCGACCGACTTTTTACTCATCAAAATAGAATCTGCATCTTTAATCGCTTGAGGTAAGCTTTGATGACTTTGCGCACCAAATAATATATAGCCGCCGCTCACAGAGAAGACTGGAATCGAAGTCGCTTTACAGTCATACGCCAGCTTTTGATTTAAGCGGGTCATAAACTGACTAGGATCGAACTCATGCTTTGTGCCGATGTAAAGCACGATTAAAAACTCATCACCACCTAAGCGTACGATATCATCATGGGGTTGGCAGATGTGCTTGGCCGCATTGGCAATTAAAGCGATCGCTTTATCGCCGGTATCATGACCATATTTATCATTGATTTGTTTAAACTTATTGGCATCAATTGAAAAGATATGCGCATCTTTATCATTGGCGATAGCCTTATCAATTTTCTTATACACTTTTTGGTATAAACCGTGGCGGTTATAAACTTGAGTTAGTGAGTCAAAATATTGCTTATCACTTTCTCTAATACCACGCAGCATTTGTTGCAAAATAGTGTAGCTAAACAAGAACACAAAAAATGGCATAAAGAATAGGTAAGACTGCTCATCTAAAACCCAATGAATCATCCCCAATAATGGTACCGATAGATTCACGTTCAGCTGACCAAAAGCCGATTGATTCTGTTCCGAATTAACGGATTCAAATGTTAAAAGCTTTCTACTGTTCAAATCCATACCTTTAACGGTATGACTGAGTAACACTCTACCCTGATCTAAGATATCAAGTTGGCCATAACGCATTATATGGATATGGCTACTACGTTCTTCTAACGAATTATCGAGTAAATTCAATAAATCATCGACATAAAGGTCTCTTGCCAAAAAGCCTACGGTTTGACTGCGATAGTTTTTAATATTTTGTACGAAAGTAATGGTCTGCTTATCCGTTACCCCATCTGAATACGGATTAGAAATCCATAAACCCGAATATTGATTACCAAAAGATTCATATTGTTCTTTAATCTCTGGCGAAAAGTACTCACTTGCCGAGACCTCTGAATAAGCACGATCAAATAAAAACATAAAATCCGCATCTTTCGCCACAAAATAAAACAGTGCAGGAAGGGATGGGTGAGATTTAACTAACCGCACCATTTCTGAGTTGGCGCTTGAGCTTGTTAGTACAGTACACAACAACTTCATTGTTTCATCTGAATATTGCTGAATATCCCCCTTACCTAGCAATATACCACTACGGGTATCCGTTCCTTTATTTAATGCTTGAGCAGCTCGATTGCTATATTCCTTAGTTTCAAGGTCATTATCAATGAGGCTTAGACACTCTTTCACAAAATCAGATTGAGTTTTATCCGTGAGGGAAGGGTTCTGCCCCGGTGTATGTTGCAAAGCGGTAAATCGCAAAAACTCAAACTGACTTTGAGTGTGACTGGCAACAGAATTTAATTCCATCACGATACTTGGCAAAATATCAGTGTTAATACGGTTTTTTAAATTACGATACTCATGAAGAGCAAAGCCTGCAGTAATAAAGAGGGACACAAACACACTTAGAATAATCGTTTGATTTCTAAGTGCTTTATCTTTTTGCAACAT